GGACAGAATGGTACAACCGCAGCTGCGCACACCACAGGGTCCTCTATTAGCGTTGTAAACCTGCCTTGTATTAATGTCTGGCCAACTCCAAACTCCCCAGGCAGCCAATATACCTTCGTGTACTGGCGTATGCGCAGAATCCAAGATGCTGGCACTGGTATTAATACCAATGACATCCCATTCCGTTTTATCCCAGCCTTGGTTGCTGGATTAGCCTATTACCTATCTTCTAAGATTCCTGGAGTTGATCCAAATCGCATCCCTATGCTAAAACAGGATTATATGGATCAGTGGACTTTGGCTTCAGAAGAAGACCGTGAAAAAGCTTCTATTCGTTTTGTCCCCAGAATGTCATTTTATGGAGGTCATGGAAGATAATGGCTACCCCTGAAGAAGTGCAAAAATCTAAAGATGAAGTATCTAGAATAGCCGAAGAACACAAGGCTAAAGTGGATGCTGAGCGCCCACGCACCTATGCTGAAAGGCTGCAGGATATGGGTTATTACGATAAGACTCCAAAAGGAAACACCTCTAAAGTTGGAGGAGGGGCTGGTTATGTCCCAGGAACAAATAATCCATTTAACCCAGACAGTCCATTGAACCGCAAAAAAGGCGGCATTATTCGTGGTCATGGCATAGAAAGTAAAGGTAGGACAAAAGGTAGGTTTGTCTAATGCCAAATAAATACTCGTCAGGTAAATGGGCGATTGCCGAATGTGACCGATGTGGTCAGCGTTATAAGTTGTCTGAGTTAAAAAAAGAAGTAATTAAGACTAAGCTATATAACATTAAGGTATGCCCTGAGTGCTGGGATCCAGATCAGCCTCAGTTGAGTTTAGGTTTGTATCCTGTGAATGATCCTCAGGCGGTCAGAGAACCCCGCCCAGATGTGAGTTATCAGGTTGGTGGCACATACGGTCTTATGACAAATCCATATGACCCAAATGTCAACAATATTGATAACCAAGGCTATTCCACAGACGGTAGTAGACAGATACAATGGGGGTGGAACCCTGTAGGTGGTGCAAGTTATTTTGATAGTTACCTTACTCCAAATTCCTTGCTTCCTGTAATAACCATAGGTACAGTAACTATTTCAACGACTTAGGAGTGATAAAATGGCAATGCAAAAACAACGTGGCATTAAAACTGGCGATCCCTTTGAACCAAAAAATGCAGAAGACAATATGAAAAAAGGCGGTAAAGTTATGGAAAAAGAATCTAAAGCAGAAATGCGTAAAGAAGAAAAAGCTGACAAAAAGCAAGATATTGCTATGATCAAAAAAGCTTTTAAAGAGCATGATGCTCAAGAACACAAAGGCGGCAAAGGAACCCACCTCAAATTAAAAAAAGGTGGAATGCTTAAATCCGTTGATAAAGAAAAAAACCCAGGATTGGCTAAACTTCCAACTGAAGTTCGTAACAAAATGGGCTTTTTAAAAACAGGCGGTGACGTTAAAAAAATGGCTAAAGGTGGCGTAACTGGCAAAGAAATGAAAGCCGTTGGTCGCAATGTAGCCCGTGCTATGAACCAAAAATCCAGCTCAAGAGGTCGTTAATATGGCAATCGCAAAAAATGTAAAACCTACTACCAAGAATAGCCCAAAGGTTACTATTGGTAAAAACAAGTTTGCAGAACCAGCAGACACTTATGCTAATCCACACACCAATACTGAGAAACACATTACTGGTCAAGAAGTAATGGATCGTGGTGAGTATGCTCATACCAAGGCTGCTAAAGATGTTACTTTGCAAGACCCAATTAAGAGTGGCGTTAGCTACGGTGAGTCCAAGGTCAAGACTTCTGGTATTGAAATGCGTGGAGCTGGAGCAGCTACTAAAGGCCGTATGTCTAGAGGCCCAATGGCATAAGGATAGCTTGTGAACTACAGCACTTTATATAACACAATTCAAGCATACGCTGAAAACACCGAACAGTTGTTTGTGGCGAATATTCCTGTATTTGTACAGGAGGCTGAAGAGCGTATATATAACTCAGTTCAACTTCCATCTTTGCGTAAAAATGTGACTGGGACAGCAACAGCAAATAATAAATACCTTTCTTTGCCAGTTGATTGGTTATCTAATTACTCAGTAGCTATTATTGATTCAACGGGTAATTACAATTACTTGCTAAACAAAGATGTAAACTACATTAGAGAAGCATATCCGTCCCCAAGCTCTATTGGATTGCCTAAATACTATGCTTTATTTGGTTCACAATATGGCAATATTAATGAGATGTCGTTAATTCTTGGACTAGCGCCAGACCAAAATTACACGGTAGAAATGCACTACTATTATTATCCACCTACGATTGTTCAAGGTCAAATTACTGGCACAGGATCATTAAACGGTGGTTCACTGTATACCAATGGTGTATATCAAAATGTACAGTTAAGTGGTGGTTCTGGAAACGGTGCTATTGCCGATATCATCGTTACTGGACAAACAGTGACTTCTTGTAACATTACATTTGGCGGTCAATTCTATGTGGTAGGAGATGTGTTAACCGTACCAAACACATCAATAGGTAACTCTGGATCTGGATTTTCTATCTCAGTAGCCTCTATTACTAACACCAATGGTCAAAGCTGGCTTGGTGATAACTATGACCCAGTCCTTTTATATGGTGCAATGCGGGAAGCCATGATATTTATGAAGGGCGAACAGGATATGGTTACTTACTATGAAAAACTGTATCAAGAAGCTATTGGTCAGCTTAATCGTCTTGGCACTGGCCTTGAGCGTGGTGATGCTTACCGTAATGGTCAGGCTCGTATTATGGTGAAACAATAATGTCTATTGTCCAAGGATCTTGTACCGTTTTTGCCCAGAATTTATTAAATGGCAATGAAAACTTTACTACTGGTAACTATTACATTGCTTTGTATAACGCTAATGCTAATTTAGGACCATCTACAGCAACTTATACAACGGTTAATGAAGTTACTGGAACTGGCTATACCGCTGGTGGTCAACCTTTAGTAATTACCACAGTTCCTACAATTAACCAGCAATACAACACAGCTTATGTATCATTTTCCAATGTAGTTTGGAACCCTGCTTCCTTTACTTGTAGGGGTGCTTTAGTTTACAATTACACTACAAAAGCAGCTTGTTTTGTACTTAATTTCGGCTCAGATAAGACCTGTAATAGTAGTTTTACTGTCCAATTCCCAGCAGCGACTTATTCGTCTGCTATTTTAACAATCAGTAGCTACACGGCTGCAAACGTAATCAGTTCTGGAGATTAATATGACAAATGAATTATCAAACTTTGGCGATCACGCTGTAGCCACATTACAAGCAAACGCATCTATTCCTGAAGGAATGGGAATAGAAGGTTATTGGAAAGCTGAATGTCGTGATAAAGACGGAAATCTCAAATGGACTGAAGGTTTTCCTAACTTAGTAGTTCAAGGTGGTAAGCAGTTAATGCTTGATACTTTATTAAAAGGTTCTAGCTATTCTGTTACTGGCCCATTCCTTGGCCTTACAAATGCCACTTTGACCCCAGCTGCTACAGATACTATGACTACTTTAGTAGGTGGTGGTAAAGAATTTACAGCTTATACGGTAGGTGGTTCTGCAGTTCGTGGTACGGCTGTATTTGCTTCATCTACTTCTACTGGCGCTACACCTTCTAACGTAACTTCATCAACAGCCACTGCGATTACCTACACAATTACAGGTTCTGGCGGTACTGTTTATGGTTGTTTCTTAGTATTGGGAACAGGTGCAGTAAGCACTCAAAGCTCCACTGGCGGTACTTTGTATAGCGAAGGTAATTTTTCCACTGCTAAAGTAACTACTGCTGGCGATACTGTAAGCGTAACTTATAGCACTACAGCAACATCATAATTAGGAGCCAGATATGGCACTGGTTTTAAAAGATAGAGTACTAGAAACCTGTACTTCACCAGGCACAGGTACAGTTACGCTCCTTGGAGCTACTGTAGGATACCAAACATTTTTAGCAACGGTTGGAAATGGTAATACAACTTATTACACTATTGCAGACCAATCTGGCCCAAATTGGGAAGTTGGTATTGGAACTTATACTTCTTCTGGAAATACTTTAGCCCGCACAACAGTATTGTCATCATCAAATAGTGGTTCATTAACAAACTTTAATTCTGGAACTCAGAACGTATTTGTTACATATCCATCAGAAGAGGCAATCTATAACAATGGTACAAGCATTGTAGGCCCTACAGGATCTACTGTATCACCAGCCAATGGCGGCACTGGAGCTACTACTTTAACGGGATATGTATACGGCAATGGAACGTCAGCAATGACGGCTTCTACTACCATTCCCACTTCTGCTTTATCTGGAACATTATCAGTTTCAGGCGGTGGCACAGGTGCTACAAGCTTAACAGCTAATGGCGTTGTTTATGGAAACGGCACGAGTGCAGTAGGAGTTACTGCTGCTGGAACTACTGGCCAAGTATTAGTTGGTAATACAGGCGCAGCTCCTTCTTTTGCAGCACTATCAAGTTCTGCTGTTACTTCCATTACAGGTACAACAAACCAGATTACAGCATCAGCATCTACTGGTGCAGTAACCCTAAGTCTTCCAGCAAGTGTAACAACTGGTCAATATATTGCCAATCAATCCATTTCAGGGTCAGCAAATCAAGGTGCTTTTGCTTATGGAACTTTAAATGGTTCTGATACTGGAATATTTGCTTCTTACCAAACTTCTATTGCTGGCTATGCCTACATGGCATTGCAAAATACTAGCAGTAATGCCGCTGCTACTACGGATATTGCCTTATATAACGATACTGCTTCCTTAGGCAAATATATTGATATTGGTATTAATTCAAGCGCATTTACAGGAACAGGCAACTTTAGCCTTGCAAATGCTGGTTATATTTATACAAATGGCGGTGATTTAGCGCTTGGAACTTACAGCGCTAATGGTATCCATTTTATTGTAAATAATGGTGCTACTGATGCCCTTGCAATATCCACCGCAGGGAATGTTACAACTCCTAACGTCTTAACAGGCGCAGAAGTTGTAGCCAGCAATGGATTAATAGTCAATAGTGCAACAGTATCTTCTAGTTATTCAATTGCATCAGGCAACAATGCGATGTCTGTCGGACCAATTTCTGTGGCTAGTGGACAAGCTGTCACAGTCCCACCAGGCAGTCGTTGGGTAATACTTTAAGGATAAACAATGAGTTCAATCTATTGGATACATCATGCAGACCATACTGATATTTTCAGTCAAGGTTATGTAGGTGTATCCAAAGAAGTCGAAAGACGCTGGAATTACCATAAAAGCTATGGTGAAAATACTCATTTAAAAAATGCTATTAATAAATATACTTGGGATGGTTTAATCAAAGAAGTAGTTATTGAAGCTAAAATGGACTATTGTTTAGATATTGAAGCAAAACTACGACCATCAGACAAAATTGGCTGGAATATTGTAAAAGGTGGGGGTAAACCACCTATTAGTTTATGGAATAAAGGTCGTAAGATTCCAGCAGATGAACTTGAAAAAATAAAGGCTAAAGGCTTTGGTTTTAAAAAAGGGCATAAAACTTGGAACGCTGGAAAAAAATATGACGATGATATGAAATCTCGTATGTTCAATATTGCAGAATACATGAAAGATAAACCAAGCCCTTTTGCTGGAAAGGCATTGCCACAACATATTATTGAAGCCGCAAGGCAAGCAAATCTTGGTAAAATTCAATCAGAAGAATCAAATAAAAAACGGTCTTTAGCCAATAAAGGTCGTAAATATCCATTAATCACTTGCCCAAGTTGTAACAAAATTGGTGGTGCTACAACTATGAAGCGTTGGCATTTTGATAATTGTAAGTTTAAGGAGCAACTATGAGTAGCATTGTTATAAGCGGAGATACTTCAGGAAGTATCACATTGTCAGCCCCTGCGGTAAGTGGCACTAACACAGCTACATTACCCGCAAGTTCTGGGGTCGTAATGGTTAGCGGTAATATGCCAGCGTTTAGTGCTTATGCTAATACAAGTCAAAGCATTTCATCATCTACTTTTACTAAATTAAATTTTCAAGTTAAAGAATTTGATACCGCCTCTTGTTTTGACAATACTACAAATTATCGTTTCACCCCTACTGTAGCTGGCTATTATCAAATTAATAGTGGATATAATGTTGGTGGTACTGTAACAAATGGTCTTATTTCTATTTTTAAAAATGGCTCAGAATATAAAAGAGGAGTTTGGTTTGCAACTAATTATGCAAATTCAACTATTTCCTCAATAGTTTATTTTAATGGTTCTACTGACTATATTGAAATTTATGCTTATATTGTAGGAGCAAGCATAGTCATTGGTTCAGGTTCAAATGAAACTTGGGTTAATGGTTCAATGGTAAGGGCGGCATAATGTACGATAAATTAATTAAACTTTATCCTGAACTGGCAGATTTTGACTTTGCAAGCGGAGTTATTACGCTTCAAGACGATGGTCAAGGCGCATATATCGCTAAATGGGAACATCCTACATTAGCTAAACCAACGCAAGAACAACTAGACGGAGTTAAATAATGTCATCAACTATTAACGCTTTAACCTCGGGTGGTGGTATTGCTATTGCTGGCGATACTAGCGGTCAATTACAGCTACAAACAAACAATGGTACTACTGCGGTAACTATTGATACATCACAAAGAGTAGGAATTGGAACTACTAGCCCAAATTCACCATTACAAATTGTCAATAGTTCTGTAGGGCAAATTTTTACTTTAACTTCATCAAGTGCAAACGTATATGGTCTTGCAACAGATGGAACAATATCTACTTATACAGGTGGTGTTTTAACTGGTTCTGGTGGATTTGTTGGTACTGCATCCGCACATCCATATATTTTTAGAACAAATAACACAGAAGTAATGCGTATTGATTCTAGTGGTAATGTGTGCATTGGAACTAATAGCGCATTTCAAAGTTGCATTTTAACTGCACAAAGAGCAAATACAACAACTAATTCTCTTGTTGAAAACTTACAAAATACTGCCGCTACTTCAACATCTAAAACTAACAGTCCAATAATTAGAATATCATCAAATGGAAGTGGTGCTGATGCTTGCCTTCAAGTAACAGATGCTGTTGCAAATAATTATTTCTTTGGCGGTAATAGTGGTGGTGCTTATGTTGTTGCAAACAGTAATGGTGTTCGCTTATCTAATGGCGGAACTTCTTGGGCGTCTGATTCTGATGAGCGTGTAAAAGACATTATTGAACCAATTACTAATGCTTTGACCAAAGTTGATAGCCTTCGTTCTGTTATTGGTAAATATAAAACCGATAAAGAAGGTATTCGTAGGTCATTTTTAATAGCGCAAGATGTTTTAGCCGTTTTACCTGAAGCTGTTGTTGCTCAAGAAGATAAGATTGGTACATTAAGTCTTGCTTATACCGATGTAATCCCATTGCTTGTTGCATCAATCAAAGAACTTAACGCTAAAGTAGAAGCACAAGCAGCTACTATTACTGCATTACAAGCAAAGGTGGGTGTATGACAACAATTATTGACGGAAGTGCAGGAGTAACCTTTCCTGCTGGCGGTAATCCACAAGCTGCACCTAGTCAGGAATATTTACATTCAAAATTTGAATATAAAGATGGTCAGTTATATTGGAAAGTTGCTACCAGAGGAAATAGAATTGGCGATAAAGCTGGATGTTCACATGGTGATGGATATGTGTCTGTCGGTGTGGATGGAAAAAAGTTAATGGCACATAGAATCATATTTTGTATGCAACATGGATATATGCCAAAATTGGTAGACCATATCAATGGTGACCGCAAAGATAATCGTATTGAGAATCTTCGTGCCGCAACCAAGCGTCAAAATGCACAAAATACTAAATTGCGTGGCAATAGTTCAACAGGATTAAAAAATGTCCGTTGGCATAAATTAGAAAAGAAATGGCAAGTATCATTGCGTATTGAAGGCAAAGAAAACCATTTTGGTTATTATGATGATGTCGAATTGGCTGACCTAGTTGCCACAGAAGCTAGGGATAAATACTTTGGCAAGTTTGCCAATCATGGAGTTACATTATGAGCCTCGTTTTAGATGGTAGTGCTGGCGTTACATTTCCAACAGGGTCAGGCACTCAAGGAGCGCAATCGAAAGTGTTGCAAGTGGTTCAAGGAACTACTACTTCATCTACTAGCACAACAAGCACAAACTTTACTGCTACTTCTTTAACTGCATCAATTACACCATTATTTTCTACAAGCAAAATATTGATAATTACTTCTTCAATGCACCAAATTATAAATAGTGCGGGTTCTGCTGGTCTTGGTTTGGCAATATATAAGAATGGTTCTTCTGTTTATTCAGACCCCGCTCCTTACGCTTCTATGTATATGGGTCAATTAACAGCAAATCCAAGAACAAGATTGACTTTAAATTATTTAGATAGCCCAGCATCAACATCATCAACAACTTATACTTTATATTTTAATGCGTTTAATGGTCAAACATCATCTATGAATATTGATGGACAAACATCATTTATTACACTTATGGAGATTGCAGCATGATTAATTTACATCAAGCCATTTATGCACTTAATCCAACTATTGTAACTATTCGTGGCGATGTGGCTTATGATGCCAATGAACATGAAGTCGCCTACGATAAAGCTGCCGCAAAAGCTAAATTAGCCGAATTACAAGCTGCACAAATTGCACAAGAACAAGCACAAGTAGCTGCAAAGGCTTCTGCACTAGCTAAACTAACAGCATTAGGACTAACACAAGCTGAAGTAACAGCTTTGATTGGGTAGGCGTGTTTGGAATATCGGCCTTTGCTAAGACTCCATTTGCCTCATTAGCAGGCAATGCTTATGTTATTGCTTTATCTGAAAACATTAATCTAGCAGATTCTGAATCAATTATTGCAGCATTTTCAGTATCAATTACTGAACCCACTATTAATTTAAATGATGTACAAAGTGAGCAGGACAACTTCTTTGAAGGCATCACAGAGGGGTATTTTTCTGCAGACTCTAGTATCCAAAGCTCCACTTTTAATCAGTCTATATCTGAAAACTTTAATTCTGCTGATAGTTCAACGCAATTAAGCGCATTTTTAGAAAGCATCATTGAATCAATAACTTCAAACAATCAAGACACAGAACAAGATGCGTTCTTTTCGGCAATTGTTGAGGGTTATAAAATTGCTGATTCTAGCTCTCAAACAACAGCCTATGGTATTAGTCAATCAGAAAATTTCTTTGTTTCCGACAGCCAAAATGTCACTGCCCAGTTTTTAACTGTTATTTCCGAGGGTTCAAGGTTGGCTGATGTACTTGCCATAGCAGCCCAGTTTGCTCAGTCTATTTCAGAAAATGCTACTTTAGCTGATTTATTTATAGCAGGAAATGCGTTCTTTTTAAACATTACTGAAGCTACAACATTGGCGGCAAATCCACAGATTTCTGCTACTTTTGCACAGTCTATTCAAGAAAACTTTACTTCTGCTAATTCACAGTCAATCCAAGCCGCTTTTGTAGCATCGGTTATAGAGGCTGTTTTAGTAGCAGATAGCCTAATTGGTAATGGCTGGTTGCTTATAAACAACTCTGAAACACCTGACTGGCAGCTGGTTAAAAACGTGGTTTACACCTATAATCAAGCTATGATGTTCGGTGGAGCATCTTTTGCTTCTGTACCGTTTTCAACGGTATCTGGTACTTCTTCAATTGCAGGACAAAACTGGGCAGATATTGAACAGAATGAAGTTACCAATTGGAATTTAATCGACAATAGTCAATAGGAACAAGCATGGCATCTACATATTCAAATAGTTTAAAAATCCAACTTATGGCCAACGGTGAGGACTCAGGAACCTGGGGAACCAACACTAATACTAACTGGAACTTAATAGAACAGGCTGTTGCTGGGGTTGTCACAATTCCTATGTCGAATGCCAATTACACTATGTCTAACCTAAATGGTGTTTCTGACGAAGCCCGTAACATGGTTTTAAATGTGACAGGAACCAATTCTGCCATTTATCAAGTAATTGCCCCATTGGTCTCAAAGTTTTACATCGTATCTAACAATACCTCTGGTGGGTATGCAATTACGATTGGTGCTTCTACAGGGGCAACCGTAACCATTCCAAATGGAATCACAGCCCAAGTCTATTGTGATGGATCTACAGGTTTCTTTTCAGCTCAAACAGGATCTGCTGGTAGCTTCCTTGTAAATGGTAACTTGTCTGTTGGTGGCAATTTAAACGTAACTGGAACAACTAACATTATTCCTGTTGGCGTAATTCAAATGTGGCCTACAACTTCTGCGCCATCTGGATTCTTATTGTGTGCTGGAGCAGCTGTTTCACGCACAACATATTCTTCTTTGTTTGGAGTAATTGGTACAACATTTGGCGCTGGAGATGGTTCTACTACATTTAACCTTCCAAACTATACAAACCGTATGCCTTACGGAACAACTATTGGTGCAACAGGCGGTTCTGCAGATGCAACATTAGTAAGCCATTCCCATACGCTTAATATAAATACTGGTGGCCAAAGTCAAAGTCATAACCATACTGGTACAACGGATGGCATGAACGCCAATAACCCACACAACCACGGATATCCTGGACACCTAAATGGTGGTGGTGGTAACCCAGGTGGAGACTTGAACGGTCTGGATGACTATGGTTATAGAACGTATGCACAGGATATTAACCACGGACATACATTCACTACTAATGGTGCATCAAATGACCATTACCATAATGTCAATGGATCAACAGATTCTGCAGGTGGATCTGCTACAAATGCTAATTTGCCACCTTACCTTGGTATTAACTTCATTATTAAAACATAAGGATTTATATGAAATTTACATTTACTTGGTTTATGGATAAATTGGGTTATATTCCTAAAATTGATATGCAAGTTGGCAAACTAGTTGAGCCTTGGCCTTTTCCTGTTGAAAAGGAAACAGTTAAAAAACAGGTAAAAAAGAAACCAGTAGTTCAAAAAGCAACTACTCGCAAACCAAAAGCTAAAAAAAATGATTGATATGAGCTGGTTCAAACAGCTTGTCACTGGCAAAGATAACCAAACCCACGATATTGCTCGTTGGTCTTGGGTAACTACAACCATTGCCACAATCATTGGCGCTGCCTGGAATGCCGTTCATGGCGGTGTTATGAACTTAATGGATTTTGCGCAAGCAATTGGAATCATTTCTGGAGCTCACGGAGCATCGGTAATGATGAAAAAAGACACGGAGCCACAGTGATGCTATATGGAAATTACATCAAAATTCTATTACTTATTGGTCTTGTATGCGGTGTGTTTTTCGCTGGCTGGCATACTAGGGATCGTGATTTTACTATTTACAAAGATCAAGTCCGTATTGCAGCAGAAAAACAACAAGCAGAAAACGAATCAATCCAGAAACAACAAGCATTAGTTACCAAAGGAATACAAGATGAATATGATGCGAAACTTACTCTTTTG